GCAAACCCCCTTTCGGCAAGTGTCGCCGGGGGCGTGAAGCCTGCTACGCCCGGGTTGGGCTAGGCAGCGACATCCTTCTCCCCACTGCGTGGTGCGAAGATAGTTTACCAGATGCGGAGCCCGGACCAACGATTATAGGAGGCCATTCTATAGATTGGGCATGGCGAAAGCACTGACAGGCTCATTTTACCTGACTGAAACAGTATTATTGACGGCAGCGAGTGCCGATGGCACCAGAAGCACAGGAAGCATTGATCTTTCTAGCTACGTCGATGTTGCTAGCTCGCAATGTGTGGCGATCGATCAAGTAGACTTCATCGTGCAGAACGGTTCAGGGTTTGACCAATACGCCGCAAATATGGCGGCCGGAGATGGTTCTTTGGGAATTCAGTTGACAGATCTCAACCCAGGGGGAGTTTACGTCAGGGCTGACGACCAGAGCCTAGTGGCATCCGGCTCCTGGAACATCGACCAGGGAAACAACGTCGTTACCAGGGGCGTCGATCTCTACCCAGATAATTACGGACCTGGGGCATTGTCAGAGATGTTCCTGGTTGTGAACGATACTCTTCACGTTGTAGGTGGATGGGACGGCGCAGCTGCAACAGGTGCAGCTACACTTTACCTAACTCTTCGAGTGCGTGCGAGAATTATCAAGATAGGAGCTAAGGACTGGATGGCCATAGCTATACAATCTGTAGCTAGCGACTGAAGGTGATCTCTTGGAGATTCACGTTCATATCCATGGGGGAGAGGTTGAAGAAGGCCGAGCGCCGAAGAAGAGATCTAAATCCTCTTCGAAGACAACTTCAACACCTTCCAAACCGAAACGCAAAGGCACCCCAATGACCAGGAAAACCCAACTCGCCATCAACAAAGGCAGAAGGGCCAAAGGACTCAAGCCTATCAAGTGGAAGAAGAAGGGGACGAAATGACACTAGAAGGTCCGCGCATACTAGACAAGACTCTAGGATTTCTTGATGTTGTCATAGGTCCAAACCCTGGTTCACCTGCACCCGACTTAAGATTCCCTGCTGCCCTCACCGGTGCAGGGTGGGAAGTCTTAGATCCAGGGCTCCCCGTAGGGAGTGGAAGTCCGACTTACGTTAACAGGGCATACTATGATCTCTCTGGATATAATATGGATGCGATTACTAGCTTCATCCAGGGCGTCGACATTCAAGAGGCATTCGGCCCGCGTGGGACAATCGCTTGTTACATTGTCGACCTGATAACAACGGACTTCATCGAAGACCAGGAACTCATTGATGCTTATGTGTACACCACCGGCGACGGGGATTTACCAGGGTTTCCACTCTCGACTACTGATATGCAACAAGTAGTCTATGGAAGAACCAGGTGCTACACCACAGATAGCGCCTGGGGCGACCTTGTGGTTCAGAGTGTGTCTTCTTTCGGAACCGGTTCGGCTACAACTGCTCAGAAGCTATACATCACTAGAGTAGTTTATCCTTTGAACACTTCAGCTCAGAACCAGACACTTCACGTTCCTCCGTGTAATTATGTAGCTAGTTCAATAATGGCGAAGGAAGAAGACCTCTCATATATTCAGCGCCAGAAGTTATCTTATGAACAAACCAATAGTTCAGGCTAGCTGTGTGAGTCGAGTATGCCAATCCATCATAACATCACCAAGGTGGGATTAGCTAGGGCAGCAATAGGTACTTATCTAACTCTTCAATATCGCAAAGAGATGATAGAGAATTACGAAAAAGGTGATTGGGCGGAAGCCGCTAAAGATACAGCATTCTTTTCTGTAAAGATGCTACCAGTGGTAGCGCCCGCCTTCTTTTTTGGTACGTTGGCTCCTTTTTGGATTGGCTTAGGGGCTGGTGTCGTAGTAACTGCAGTTATTGTTGAAGCCACAGGAATTGGGTCGTATGAGGATGTACTTGATCTAGTTCTCACACCTCCCCTTGAAATCCCCAAGAAGTATTGGGATGTCGTAGCTCCTGCTGTCAAGGAAGAAATAATTGTACCAGCTGCCGAAGCATATGTTGGATGGGTAGATCGCCGACTCCAAGAACTCGAATTAGTTTGGTCGATGACCAAACCTCAACCGCTATGGTGATCTAATCTTCGTAAGGATTCTCGCCAGCCTCGACTTTCCTGGTAAAGGAGGCATACGCCACCTCGGCATCGAGCGCGGCCCTGAAGTCTGGACTGCCTGAATTCTCGAAAACTGCAATCTGTCTCTTCAGAGCGATAACTCGGTTCTGCTCGACAGTCAACTTATCAAAGAGATCGGAGTGAGTCTCGATAAGGAGCCGTAGAGCACGACTGACGTTCTCCTTAGAGTCTTGTAAATTCTTCAACCACGAATAGGCCTTGCTTTGGAATGGTATTCTGAATTCGAAGCGGGCGGAATTCATACTATCTTCTTCTCCCCATCTTCATCGGTGACGGATTCGCCCAAAAGTTTCCAACATTCTTCAACACATCTCCAATTCTTTTCGATGTCTTCAATCATCTGGTAAATTGTTTCTTGAAACTTATCGTAATCTCTAAAGATAAAGGGAAGATCACCTTTAGCATGCTCTAAGGAGAATACAACCTTAGAATAATGTCTTTCCCAGCAGATGCACTTCATAGACTCATCTCACATATTGGGCATTGCAGATCGATTAAGACCTCATAGCATGAGGTATAAGAGGTAGGATTGACGAAAGGAAGCAGAATGCAGCCACACTTCATGGGCTCATCTCAGCAGACTTGAGCAAACGCTCAAGGGTATTTGCTATGCGGGTTAATTGAAGGCAAGTGGTGTACTCTTGCCCGTATTGTTTGATACAAGTATCCATGGTTTCTTCGTCCATGTACCCTACGAAACCCTTCGGATATATCAATTCGTCCGTACGTATGGCCTAAAACTGAGCAGATACCCCCTGCTACTTCATAGGCAAACCCCCTTTCGGCAAGTGTCGCCGGGGGCGTGAAGCCTGCTACGCCCGGGTTGGGCTAGGCAGCGACATCCTTCTCCCCACTGCGTGGTGCGAAGATAGTTTACCAGA